CGTATGTACGGTATCGGCGCAACTTCAATAAGGCCAGATTCAACCATGGTTTCAAAGACAGATGCATCGTTAAATGCCTGCCTGACATTGTCTACTATTGGAGCAAGCCATGGTGCCATCTTGTCTTGCATATTCCCAGGAAGATAACCTAAATCTCTAGATCCGACATGTTGCAAAGATCTTGTAACAATGATTCTTTTTTCCTTAGTGAAACCGTGCTTTTCCAGTTGTTCTGAAAATTCATTTCTGTTTGTCTGGCAAAGTCCTGCCATTAAGGCAAGGAAAGTTTTTCCGGAACCTGCCAAACCGGTCAGTGTAACAAGCGAAATTTCTGGATCTAAAAGAGCATCGATTGCAAATGTTTGTTCTGCATTTCTTGGCTCGATTGCAGGATTTTGAATACTAGTGTTTCTTAGTGCCGTTAACTTACCATTTTTATTCGTTGCCAAAAAACTAGATGATTGACTTCTTCCTACAACGCACATGTTTTCGTAGATTTCAATTCCATCTTCAAGATTTAAGTCATCTATATCTATATGTTTTTGCGCATAGAACTCATCAACTAAATTTTTATTTATATCAAACGTTTCAACGCCTTTAAATTGCCCAAGCTCTGGTGCGATATGATCTTTGTAATAATCTTCGGCCCAAACTCCAAGAGCATCGCACTTTACACGAAGATTAATGTCCTTAGTGATTACTGAAACCTTTCGATCTGGATAGGTATTTTGAAGCCGAACAGCACACGCAATAATCTTGTTATCGTTTCTTGATATGTCAAGCTCTATTTTTTCATTAACTTGCAGCGCCTCTACATCGAAAGTTATGCGAAGATCATTTTCTTCGACGATTTTCCATACGCCATCTGTTTTTGCAAACCTCAACTCATCTAAGAATCGATTTACATAACGTGCCGCCTCACCAATGACTCCCGGCTTTTCTTTAAATCTATCTAACTCTTCAAGAACAGGCATAGAAAGGACGACATCGTTGCCTGAAAAGGCTGCAATAGAATTTTTATCGTATAAAAGAACGCTGGTATCAAGGACAAATATTTTTCTAGACAAAATATACTCCGTACATTTTAGGTTACTATGTTATTATTACATTTATTGGAGGAAACATAAACAATGAAAAACGAAAACAGTGATTTAACTTGCTTTGCAACGTGCAAAAAAGACGACCTTAAGTGCGCCAATGATAAATGCAGAGCATGGTTTAAATCAGGCAAATATCGAAATTGTACAATAATAGCATCCGAAGAAGGCCCGATGACCTTGCAGAATATTGGTGATTTATTTAAGCTTACTCGCATGCGTATATGCCAGATCGAGAAAAATGCTATCTCAAAAATTCGAGATATGATTACATAGATAAATATACGAAAAAAAGGGTTCTTCATGAACCCTTTTGTATCTTTGCAACAGACAAATAATTATTTCTCTGTTTTTCTTGCCTTGTCTGCCTCGACTGTCATCTTGACAAGATCTGCAGCTTCCTTTTTTAATAGTCTTAGACCCTTACGTGCACGAACACCAGCTGAAGCATTTCCTCCGGCATTCTTATGTACATCTAGGTCGATAGATTCAATTAGGACCTTAATCTCGGCCCATTTATCAGCAATATTAGACATGTAGCTTCTCCGTTTTATTTGAATTTATGAGATTATTTATTTTTCTCATCATGTTATTATCCTCTAATTCTAAAGCAAGTAAATTAATAATGTGCAAAATTTGCTGCTGTGACACACCAAAGTTCATAATTTCTTGTACGATTTCCCTAGCTGCAGCATTACCAAGTAATCTATTTTGTTCATTTTCATCAATGTTTAATTTATCTTTTTCACTCAAAACGCTCTCCTATCTATAAACGGTTCAATAGCATATTTGTTATCGCCTTTAAACCTTAAAAGTTTTCCTTCGAATCCTTCGTCAATTACATTTTTTTCAAGCACTATAAACTGTTCCCACTGCCTTTCCTGTAAGATAAATTGCGCATGCTCCCAACTAGGGGTGTCACAATTATAGTTTTCAAGAGTAGTAACTACAGGGCTAGGAAGCATCATCTTGATATCTTCTTTTGACAGTACCGTAATTTCTGCTCTATTGGTAGCTATCTCAGATCGGCATATATCGACAATCTTGTGAATAACTCCACAGTTATTGCATTGTGCATACTTTTCTTCTAGCGTGTCTGATTCATCAAGAACAGAAAAAACCACAAACTCATGCGCAGGTGCATCAGGTTTATTTCTATACTGGGGCAGAACACACAGACATTGTATATTGTGCTTGATCCCCTTTTTCATTATAACTTTTCAATAAAACGAAAGAAACATCCTTTTGTGGTCTCTTCAAGAACATTAAGGATTGCCCTAATGTCTCGTTCACCTACTTCAGCATCCGTCTTTTTTAGAATTTCAAAAAGATTTGTTTTGTTTTGATCGCAGACAAACTGCATGAGATCTAAAAGCTCTTGTTTATTGAGTCCTTTACTCATTTTTCTCTCCTTGGTAGATATAATTTTGTGGCTAAAAGATTTTCTACATCATCGATTAGCTTTGTTATGATTGTATCGCTATGTGCAGGAATATAAAATTTATTGTTGCCAGTTGTCATGGCAACCGCTCCTTTTTTAGTCATATCACCGAATATCTTAACCGCATGACGTACGTTTATTTCAACTTCGTTCCAATCTTCTGAATTAGGAAGTTTAACTTCGCACGAGTTACCTTTTAAACAAATTAATCGTTTTGCAAGCAGCTTTCTTTTTTCATCTTCAGATTGATCTATCTTTTCGTAAAGTTTTTTAATTTGGTTCGACGGATCTTTTGAAGGTGTAATCGTAAATAGATTTTCTTGAATCGTGACAGAGTCGGAAATCCCAAGCCGATCGTCGTCATACGCAGACAGTATATCACCTAGATCTGAAGACATTGGCAGACCACCTACAACGCTTACCAAATCAGCAATGCTGTTAACTGAGTCTAGATCGAAACCAAATTCGATTGGTATAACATTTGTTATACCTCTATCAAAATTCTCTTTTAAAGTAAAAACAACGTCGCTATTGAAGGATCTGCAAAGCAAAAAATAAGTAGTTTCCTTCGACTCAAAACTAGCATTCAATAGCTTCATAATTTCAGACGGCTTAGAAACTGCTCCATTAACCATGAAGAACTTACAATTTTTAAAGTTGCCACGAACCTGCGTAAACTCTGGGCAAACCCGAAGTCTAACGCTAGGATTGCTTTTGAATTTAATAATTGGTTTTAAAAGTGGTTCTCTTGTAACTGATATAGACAACTGTGGGTTGCCGTGTTTACGAACGTTTTTTAAAACAACGTCCGTATAATTACACCTGATGTTTTTTGAAACATGGCTTAATATTACGGATGACGACAGTCGAAATTTTTTGCTTCTCTCGTATTCATAATTTTTTATAACTAAATTTAGAAAAAAATACCCGATTCCGCTGTAAGTTTTTTCGTAGTTACAAATGTTTTGAAAAACATTTTCAAGAATTGCTCTGTTTGCCTCGTTCGGCACAATGTCTTTTACAATTGAAGGAATGTTCCATAACTGGTTTGTCTTGATTGCATTGCCAACTATAAATTTATCTGTCTTTACAAAAAAATCACAGCACCTAACAAAATCTAACCTAACTTGATCAGGTTCAACTATGTCAGTGAAACCCATTTTTTTCTCTGCTGCCAACGATGCCGCTCAGTGCGATCGCGTTAGATATAGTGTCGACAAGATTTTGCGTTATTTCAGACGCATTTTCTGCCGACTCTTTTTTCTGTTGCAACTCAATAGCATAGGCACAAAATTTCCCAAAAATGCCAAGCACCAAAAGAGATATTGAATACCAGAATGCAAAATTGTGAATTGCTACCGATCCAATGATTAATATTTCAGACGTTCCAAAAGTTATTTTCAACTGTCTCTCCACAGATTATTTGAGGCGTAAGTAAGAATCTCTTCAGCGGATTCTTCATTATAACCATAATCGTCCATAAGGGTTTGTATCATATCAGAATACTTTTTTTGTTGCTCGTCGTCTCTGGTCTTAGATTTAGTAACGATTCTGGCCATATCCTTTACAGAATTAATTAGGTAAGATTCGATTGCTTCTTTAAGGGGTTCATAACAGGTGTAGTCTACTCTTTCTTTTCTTCTGAGCTTTGCAAACATATATGCAGTTACGTCAGATCTAAAACCTTGTTTTGCAGAACCTGTAATGCCAATAACTTCTTCAATAGACTTCATAAACTTTTCGTCAGGAGCCCTTTCTTCTTTTGTTATGGAGTCCTTCATTTTTGATTTTGTTGTATACGCCTCTGCATTGTCTAGATACGTGTCAAAAAGTGCTTGTGCCTGTTCTTCGTACGCTGTAATAAAAGCCTTTGCAATTTCTGTTTCAAGAATTCTAAGATACTCTTCCCTAATCGTTTGCTGAATTAATTCTAAACATCTTTCCCTAAAGTCATTATCAACAATTTGTTCTTTAACCATTTTTGTTATTGACTTTATGACACCGATTGGAGTTACACAACCCTTGTCTGAGTCACACAAAGCATAGTCAATTGATTTCATAATAAATCGAGTAGAGATACCGGTCATTCCTTCTTCACGATGTTCTTCTCTAAGATCGTTCACGTCAATTGCTTTTACTCTGCCCTTTTCGATTACTTCTTCGCCGTTGTAAATTTTCATCTTAGTGAGAAGATCACACTTTTGCGATGGTTTTAGACGGCTCATGACAGAAAACATCGAAGCAACTTTAATTGTATGTGGTGCAATATGTGCATCAAAATCAGATCTAGAAAGTATTTTTTCATAGATTCTACATTCTTGGTCAAGCTCTAAAATATATGGTACGTTTATTTTTACAACGCGGTCGAGAATAGCCTCGTTTGTATGCTCTGATTTAAACCTGTTCCACTCAGACTCATTGCAGTGTGCAAGTATTACACCGTCAAAGAATAACATGTCATGTTTGCCTGGTGAAGGAACACGCTTTTCTTGGGTTGCAGTAATAATTGTATGCAAAAACTCAATTTCGTTTTTGAATACTTCGATAAGCTCTACAATACCGCGGTTACCAATGTTAAAAGCACCAGTCAGATTTAAAACACGAGGATCATCCTCAGAATACTTGTCTAGTTTTGAAATATCTTCAGATCCAATTAGAACTGAAACGTCTTGTGAGTTAGCATCCATAGGAGGCACAGAAGCAATTCCCCTACGACCACGTTGTGAGAATGTAGATTCCACAACCTTAAAATTTTCATATTTACCATCATACTCCTCCAACAACGTGTATCTAGCAACGGGAGATAAGTCTCCTTCAATTTTTACTCCGAGAGCCTTTTCAAAATCTTGTCTTAGGGATCGAGGTATAAGCTGAAGTGGTTCTCCTCTTTGAGGGTCTCCTTCAAGATGGTAGTATTTTAAACCGTCCAGAGCGCTTTTGATGTGTTCCGTTAATGCAGATTTACCAGCACCAACCGGACCCATTAAAAGAAGAACCTGGCGTGATTCCTCGCCACGAAGCGCTGCACCTTTTAAAAACCTCATCAACTTTTCAATGACGTTTTCCATCCCAAAAAATTCATCTTTGAAATAGTCATAAACCTTAATTGAATCACCGTTGAAAATCTTTCTTTTTCTAGGGTTATCTGCTGACATTTCTTGAACACCGGCATCGACGATTGCATCGTAAAGACGTCTATGAGAAAGCTTAGAAATGCTCGGGTCATTTTGTACTAGTTCTACATAGTCAATTAGCGTACCGCTGAATTTCTCATCTTTTTTCTGTCCGCGCTGTTGGTTAATCAGCTTAAGGAAATCTTTTTTATTCATTGTGTTTTTCTCCTAAATTTCAAATGGTGCATTGTCTACCATGGTTATAAGTTTAACATCGTTTTTCCACAGAGCCCTTGTATGTTTTACAACCTTTTCTGCATGGTTGATTTCTAAGTCTCGGACACCGTCGTGCTCGTGGTATAGTATCAAGGTGTCATCTTCTACAAAGTCAACGTAAATAACTGGGATAGAGTTTGCACCAATTTGCTGTAGTAAAGTTTGCTTCACTTGCTTCCAACCATCTTCATCAGACACCTCATCTATTTCTATCATATCATCACTATCAGAATAGGAAAATAAATTTAATTCTTCGCAGTCTTCTCTAGTCAGATATTGTCTAAGAAATGATTCATCGTTATGAACTTCCCTGGCAATAAAACACTCATCAATTCCATGGCGTTCGTAAATTTTATTAAAAAGATGAAACCCAATGTGGTAAGGATTAATGTTCGCGATATGTGGTCTAACAACCTGGTTGTGAGACTTCAAGAAAGGGATATGGTATTTTTGAGGCAACTCAAGTTCGTTTAAAATCTTAAAGTGCCAAAAACAAGCCCATCCTTCATTCATAATTTTTGTTCTAATCTGCGGCATAAAATAGTGGGCTTCATCACGAACTATTTCAATAATGTCTTTTTCCCAATCTTTGAGACCTCTTGCGTAAGCATTTATAAACCCTAGTATATCATACTCAGCTTCGATAGGCAATTGATTAAAACGTCTTTCTGTAATGTCACCGTTATCTAAAGCAGCTTTATTATTTTTTTGCCACGCCACTCTTTCTTCTCTAATATCTCTTATGTCGTGTGGCAATCTAGGTACTTGATAACTAAGTGCGTGTGCAGCATCGATTAGTTTTTCTACTTTTGCAATCCCAATGCTTGGATCTTCAATATAAGATTGAATCCTTTTTTTTGCGTTTCTCATCCTAGGTACAACCGTGTCGGCTCTAGTATATCCAAACGTACGATTGTTTTTAAAGAAGTCGCTGTGGCCGACACAGTGGGCCATAATAAGAATCTGTAAATACAAAGGATTCTCTTTCATCAAATAGCTAATGCACGGATTAGAATTGATAATAAGTTCATAAGGAAGTCCGGTCATTCCTAGCTGATATCTTTGGTGTTGTACTTCAAAAGATTTACCATAAGACCAGTGTCCGTAATGAGTAGGCATGCCATGATAAGCCATGTTACCTATCATTTCAAAATAGTCACAAGTTTCGTATGTAATAGGATACCAGTCTAAATTGTGCTTTTTTGCTAAGTCACAAATTTTGTCATCCCATTCTTGTAAGTCGTGCAAAGACCAGTCACTCATAGTTGACCTCCAAAGAAAGATTTAAATGCATTCCAAACGTCATCTTTTTTTGTAATCTTAACAATTTTAAATTCATCATCGGTCATCCATTCAAGAACACCAGCAAGAGTGTTTGTATGATCTGAAACCCACTTAATATCATCAAGGGCTGGTTCGATTTGGCAGTAACCGTATAGTTGACACATATCTTTTAATTTATTACTTGCTTCAACTGTTGCATCCATGTCCGAAAGCCAATTGTCACCATCGGAACAATGAAAAGTATAAATGTTCCAAGATTTTGGGTTATATCTTTTCTCTGCCTGCTCTATTACGTAATTCAATGCGGGGGAAACAAGCGTTCCGCCTGAGCTACCACGGTTAAAAAACTTATCTTCCTCTACTTCGTACGGTTGAGTATCGTGCGAAACAAATACTATTTCAGTTTTTTCATATTTGCTTCTAATAAAGTGATATAGAAGAAAGAAAAAAGATCTAGCAAGATATTTCTTACTTGTACTCATAGATCCAGACACATCCATTACAAAAAATATGCATGCGTTTGTCGCGTATTTTGTGTCTAGCTTTATGTGTTTGTATCTTAGGTCATTTTCAATAAACGAAAAGTTTTCGTCTGATTCTGGATCGTAAGTACCGGCTCTTTCGGCAGCCTTTTTTCTTTTTATTCTTCTTTTTGCTGTTTCTTTCTTAGATAATCTTGGCCTAATACCTTCGTTTCGATAACCTTTTCTTCGAAATTTGGCCGACATGATTTCGCGCATCTGCTTTTTTTCAAGCTCTGGCAGATTTAAATCTTTGAAGAGGTATTCTGTTAGTTCCTCTAAAGTCACTTCAACTTCATAGAACTCTTCACCTTTTTTATTGCCGGCTTTCTGACCGTCACCCTTCTTTTTCTTTTTAGATCCTTTGGCATATTTTTTTCCTTTTTGAATATCTGCGTCTCCGCCGGCACCAGCTTTTTGCTTGTTGTTACCGTAGACAAATTTATACTCTTTAATTCCCTTAACAGGAATGCGGATCTTTTTCTTGCCATTTTGACCAATAATGCTTTCTTCGGCAACTATGTCGTGAATGCCTTCTCGGATAGCCTTTTCAATCTTTTGTTTATGTCGGCGACGATCGCCGGCTGACCTATCTGCGTTTGTATTGTGGTGACTAAACACGCTGCCCATGATCTCTCCGTTCAATCTATAATTATAGCAAAACCTTTTATTAGTATAATATGGGCAAATTAATTTTTGTTAATAGACTCTGGGATGGAAATATTTCCTCCAGGCGTAAGCTGGTCTATTTTCTAAGTAAGTAAAGTCGTTATCCCACCTGTATGCCTCGCGCTCGAATGGAAGATTGTAGTAAGCATCAGGGCCTAAATCATAATATTTAATACGGTTAACTAACCAGTACCAAACATAGAGAATATAGAATGGAATCACAAACAACTCTTTCTGCTGTGCGATATGGATGCGCTCGTGGTTGATTGTAACCTCGTCTGCTTCGTCTCTAAAGATAATAAATGGATACAGAGTTATCGCGCGGATTTGAATAACCCAAGATAACAATTGTGGGATTTTACTATTGGTAATTACAAAGCCGCTTTTAAAACCTTCTTTAAGTGATGTCATTAATTTTCTCCATGGCCCAACTAATACTTGGCCTTAAATAATCATAGCAATCTGTTAATAATAATTCTGGATCCAGCCACTTAAATCCTTCGTGTTCAATGATTCCGTTTTCAGGATTTGCTATAAGCACAGGATCAGTATATACCTCTGCTAACCATATAGTAAGCAAACCATCCTTATAGGGACCAGCGTGAACATTATTGTTGGCGATGTTATAACCGGCTTCTTCGCTACACTCACGCACCGCTGTTTGATAAGGAGTCTCTCCTAAATCTATGGTACCCTTAGGAATATCGTATGTTCCTTTGCATCTTTCACGATGAAAATCAGGACCTACGAGACCGAGAAATTTAATCCCATCACTAAATCTACGAAACACAACAAAGCCAGATCCTGCCATTTTATTTTCCAAACATTAGTTTCGCTTTTATCTTCGCGTTCTCACCACCGCCTAGTTGTCTTACATACCAGCCATCATACTGTCCTTTCGGGCCGTATTCTTTTGACTTTTCTGCCTCAATCTGTGATCCTCGATCTTTAAATTTTTCGGCAATCGCTTGTTTTGAAGGATCCGAACCTGTATAAAAGTATGGATGTTCTCCAAACCAAGTAATGTTTTTGCCTGGAAGTAGACCGATCACGGCACTCTCATCTGTAAAAGCAGGAACACTTGCTTTCATTTGAACAGTAGCGGCTTTTCCACTCATTTCAGCATAGTGGCCACCTGCAGCCAATCGCGCACTTGTATCTGCGATAGAGTAGTTTGTTGCTGCTTCACTGCCATCAGTCGCAGACAAAGATAATTTAATTTTTCCAGCCTTTGGTTTCATTCCTCGAACAACGTCAGGTTCAGGATCATTATCGATATCCCATCCCTTAAAAATAACATAATCGTTCTGCCCTGGATCTGCCAGATCTTCTGCAGTTCGAATGTCTAGATTGCCACCCATATAAAAGTACGTATCGTCAATAAGTTCAAACACTTCGTCTCGTAACGCTTTGTTATCGGGAAAATAATCATATATGTCCATTTCTGTATTTTTTGCATATCCTGGAAGCTGCGAAAACTTCATGTTTTCTTTTAGGGTTTTCCTTATGATTCTTCGCAATTTGCTTTCTTTTAGCCTTATCTTAGGATTCTTGTTTTTCATTTTCTGGCTCCTATCAGCAGGTTACGATTAATAATTATGCGTCACGTTTATAATCGTCTGATAATCTTACAACGTCATCAATTTCTGGACTGCTTACCTCAATAATAGAAACAGGCCCAAAGCTTGTTGCTCCAAACCTGTGTATTTGTTTTGGCCTGACATGATAGACTTCACCTTGAGTCAAGTCGAAGAAATCTCTATCTGAATCACTGACCCAGATTCTTAAAGTACCTGTGAGCACCATGATTGTTTCTTCTTTGATCTCATGGTATTGTAGACTGAGTCGGTGTCCGGTATCAATCGTTAAAATTTTGCCAACATACTTGCTTGTTTCTGCCCAAATTTTTTCGTGGCCCCAAGGCTTTTCTACAATTCGCATTAAAAAATCTCCAATTATTTTTCGTATATTAGTTTATATGTAAAAGGAACTTCATATTTTTTACAGATCTCGGTACATTGTTCTATATAGAGTTCCGTGTCTTCATACAAGGTTATCTGTTTTGGTTGTAATGTGTTAATGACTGATTCGTAACACATTCTTTTATTTGGATCGCCTGAACACATCAAGATCATTTTATCAGCATCGACATTATTGTTAAGAAGCCATGCTCTTGGACCAGACAGTTCATCCCGACCTGTGACCAATACGCATAAGTCTTCTTCTGAAGTAAGCAGTACTTTCAACAGTGTGACTGTTCCATTTATTGGAGTTCCGTACATTGGGTAACCTTGAAAATTACTGAAGTCCATTTCATATCTGCCTGGATATCTTTCAACCCATCCCTCTGCTCTCCATTCAGGGTAATTAGTTGGATGCATCATCATTGTAATTTCTTGTTCTGTATCTACAATCTTAATTTCTGCATTTGTTTTGCATAGGGTTTCATCAAAGTCAAAAATGTGTACGTGTTTATTCTTTGGTAAATTCATCAGTGTATCCTCCCAAGAGTTCAAAGTCTTTTGCTCTTGAAATAAGTTCTGAAGAGCTCTGTATTTTTCCACCTTTTCCAACACCTGTAATAATTTCACAGTTGATTTTTTGGCAGATATCCCATTCCGGTATCGTCGATGCATCGAATCTATCGCCTCCTTTTGTAAAGTAGCTTGGCCTTAAAATCTCAATAGCCCCACAAACTGTTTGATCACCATCTGTCTCCCAAGGTACAACATAATCAACTCCTGCTATGGAGTCTATAATTTCCATTCTTTCTTCAAGCGGCATAAATGCATAGCCCTTCTTCCTAACAAGAAAAGAGTCTGCATTGACGACAACTACTACTAGTCCTTTCATTTGCCATGGGTGAATGTCTGGATTCGATGCTCTCGTAACAGTACCTTCAATGCACCTTACGTGGCCAACATGTAATGGATCAAACCCTCCTGATGTCATATAAATTGGTCTTTGATTGCTTCGCTCAGTAAAAAATTGCCTGAGTGACGTTATGCTCTGTGCTATAGCCATAAATTCTCCTAGTTACTATTTCATTATGAATTGTATCGTGATTAATGTAAGACATAAACAAAATGATAAAATGTTTTTTAAGGTAAAAATCTCTTCTCCTAAAAAATGCCATGTTAATGGAATAAAAACCAAGTACCCTATTCCAAATGTTAGAAACCTAATTGCCCAAAGCGAATCTATTTCTGCATACATTATCTTTGTACCATAAGCAAATAGAACGCTTACGATCGGACCAAAGACTAGTGCAATCCATAAAAAATTCTCTGCAAGCTTTCCACCAAGGATGCCAGAATTGCTTTGAAACCATGCTAAGATCTGCGCAATAGAAAATAACAAAGCCCCTAATAAAATACGAACCATATATCACCTACCTAAGAATTGAATTGCGGAAGTCGTCTGGAAACAAATTGCTATTACGGCTGTAGAATCTCTCCCAGTCACTATCTAGTATATACGTGATTGCAGTATCATCACTTGATCTTACGGATCGACCAACGGATTGTATGATAACTTTCAACGTTTGTAAAGGATACCACCAACTCCACTTGTTCATTCTCTTACGAATTAGTTTATCTCCGAGATAAGGATAAGGGACTTTACAGATTATCTGGAATCTGCTTGCATCACCTTTAAGATCAACTCCTTCGGTCATTGAAGGAGATAATAATACGGTTGGTTTTTTTCCATTCATGTGATCAAATAAAACCTTGTCCCTGTTTGAAGAATCATGACTTAGTAGTCTGGTACTTCTTATATTTCTTTTAAGGTAATTTGCAACCTTGTATGAATGGCAATGTATAATACCTTTTTCATTTTTGTGTTCTGCAAGAATAGCTTTTACTGCTTGTGCAAGCTTAGGCAAAGAACGATCGATGTTTTTCATAGACATTGAACCAATCGGACTAACAAAGATAGGCCTGTTTTTAATAGGAAATGGTGACGGTATTGAAATAAAAGCACATTCACTCTTTGGTATACCGAGCACTTCGCAGAACGCGTCTTTGTTGATGATGGTTGCAGACATCATTAAAATCTTTTTGCCAGACTTAAATAAATAATCTTCTGCAAAAGGTGCCACATCAATCGGCTTAAATTCAAACCTACGGTCATTAGTAACATCCGTGTTTGAAATATTCATTACCCAATTGTCTTTATCATATTCTTTTAAAAACCTTGCAACCTTACATTCATGTTTGTCAATTAATTCGAATCTTTTTGATAGAGTAATAAATTCATTCATCTTAGACTTAAGGCTAAACTTTTCTATCTGCTGTTCCATGTGAGTACGCATACGTACTAGTTTTGGATAGTAAACAGATTTCGTCCAATCAACAACTCTTTTAATTGTGGTAAGGTTGTCTGGCACTGCAAGCTTTAAAACTTTTTTTGCAAAATTTTCCGTAATGGCAACTTCTACAAAGCTCGATAATTGTGTTTCGATATTGTGTGCTTCATCAACAACCAAAAGATCTCGTGGCTCTAGTTGTTGAGAATAATTTGTTTCTGCCATAAAATATGCAAAATTTGTAATTCCTAAAGAACCTTCTATAAACTTTCTTTTTGCAACCTTGTATACGCATCCACCGCCACAACAAGATTTAAAAGCTTTGTTTTGGGATACTTTTAACTCGCGCAAAGCTTGTGAGCAGTCTTTGCCTTTATAGAACTTACATCTAAAATTAGTTGAAGATTTTAAGGAAAGCATTCCGTGCTGCGAAAAGTCATCAATATACTGATGCTGCAAAATCTTTTGAGTGGTAATAAAGTAAGCGCTTTCGGCCATAGTCTTCGCAATCGTTAAACCAATTGCAGATTTACCAACGCCTGTACCGGCCTCGACAACAACAAACCTTTTTGTTTTAAATTCCTCTAAGGAAAAATCGATTGCCGAGGTCTGTTCTTTTCTTATCTTTTCGTATGGAAAATTATTTATGTAGTTGATCATAGTTCCTCCCTTCTTATTATAAGGGAAAAACTATATTTTTACAACTATTTATTTTTTTTCTTGAATGCCTTTGCGTCTTTTTCTTCCCAGAAACAATGACTAGCTGGAGCTAATCTAAAGCCATCTGTACTTGTTAATATCTGAATGGCATTTTCAGATTCGAGTATGGCTGTTATTTCACCATAGATCGGTCTTCTAAATTGTTTTAGAAACATCCAACAAACGTCACCAACCTTGCATTCTTTTATATCCACACTAGACACGTTCGACACGCCATCCCCTTTTTTTAATGATCTTATTGTTTGGCATAAGAATATAATAACTCCAATCCTGGATATGTTTATGCCAAACAGAGCCGTCTACAGCAACAACTATTCCTAGTTCGTGCCTAATACCTTCCATTACCCAGACTAGGTCACCTATCTCTGGTCTTTGATAATCTTTACAGTCAATTGTTTTTCTCCCACCACTTTATTAAGTATGAGAGACGATTTAATTGTTTGGTTGCACACCAGATTTAAGTGCTATTTCGCATATATGTTCTAATCTCTCTATATGTTCATAAGCGTCCCATGGGTTTTGCGCAACAGCACATACACCGTGATTAGCCTGAGCAACTATATCATAACAGATTTTTTTCGGAAAAAAGGGCGCAAGTTCTGAGGGGTCGGTAGACGATGTCATGGCATTAAAAGTTGCCGCGGCTAGTTCTGATGATGTAACAGGAAGAACCGGTACTGTAGGGCCAACCCTAGTATATCTAGAAACTTCCGGGAAGTGATTGGCCAATGATTGCATGTCCCAACCGGCAAAACACGCAGCAATAATGTTTGTAGGATGGAGATGCACAACGGCTTGTGTTTTGCTTCTGTTGAGGTTTTGAATTAGGTGATGCATTTCTAGTTCACCAGAAGGAGCAGATCCTTCAGGAATTAACAACTCGTTTCTTTCCATCTTTATTTTTATGATATGTTCAGGATGAATAATTGTTTTTCGCCATCCTGATGGAGTAATATACAGTGTATTTTTTCCAGCTCTGCGTAACGAGATATTGCCATCTCTTGTTGTTATCCATCCTTTCTCGTACGCTCTTCGCATCACATCGCCCATTGCTGTTAACATGATAACACCTCTAGTTCTGATAATCCGTTATTTGTTGTTATTAATAGAAATTCTCCGGAGCTAAAAAGTTCAAATTCACGAATTCCCATTCCTGATCCCCATAATTTAGTGATGACACCAACTATTGGTTCACCACAAAGATGCACATCCAATAAATGTCCAACTTCAGGATCCTGGATTCTTACTTTCGTATCAATTGAAGGTTCTAGTATGACCAGCGCTCCTTCTTCTATTCTACGTTGCTGACTTGCACTATCGAGCTTGTTTTCACCCATAGATGATCTCCCTTATTTGTCAAAATATGCGCCCTTGCTGGCCATTCTAAATCAATTATTATGCCGACGCCTTGAAAATCTGTGACGACTTTCGGCCCTATTTGTCGAGTGCCTAGATCAAATTTAGGTTTTGACTCAACTAACATGCCAATCTTAAAGCTAGCTTCCATGTCTTGATGGCCTTGTTGGAAAGTGATCAAAACAAACTTTTCTTATACGTGAATCAATAACCATTTCTGTTTTCTTCTTACCGCAATGCTTACAATAGTTAAGCGCTTTCGCTTGAATCTCTCTTAATGTTTCATAGACGTTATCAGGTATATTATAATTATCGTCTGTTGAAGTAACATAAACTGTAAAAATATCAAACTTCATTTTAACTTGTGCAATACTGATTAAATTAAATTTTCCATTTGCCATGTTGTGTTTTCTAAGAAACAAAATAATTTCATCAAGAAAACACTCGTATGCATCAGGACAATTTACTGAAATACAGCCATCAAATAATGGATCCGCGCGGTACTTTTCCTCGTTCACTCTGCTACATACTTTACTAGTTTATCTGCTTCGTTAATTATTTCATCCACCGTGATAGTTAAACCTCTTGTCTTATCTTGCTCCCATTGAAGAGCAGCGTTCCTTTCTAATACGTCTTTTGCTATAGCAATCATTTGTATCTTAATATCAGAATGACTATTGGACTGTTGTGCTTGCAAGACCTCAGCAATTGCTGGGTCTAAGACTGCAAAGTCAACTTGGTTTTCTTCAACTTCTTGCTGTACTTTGTTATTTTTCTTTTTAGGCATTATGCCTCCTTGATTATGTTTTTAATTATTTCTACTGTTTGGCTCGGACCGTTTGTGTGATAGCCTAGCGAGCCAGCTAAGTCGTATGCTTCTTTGTCGTTCCCTAAGGGCCCGCAGCGATCTCCGATAAAATATATTTTGTCATAGTCTTTGAAATTATTGAAAGCATAAGTCTTATCCCATCCCCGGGGATAAATGTCAAATGAAGTTTCGCCTCCAAACTTTATAACTATATCTGACAGGCCTTTGTTGTTTAAAGAATGCCTGGCAATTTTAAACCATTGTTCTCTTATGCCTTGGCTTTTGTCAAGCTCGACCCAAAGTTCTCGATCAGATTCAACTGCCGATCTTCCAATAGGACACCAATTTATCATTGATCCTCGATAGGATATATAATTTCCTGCTAGTGGAATGTCATAACTCAAAGCAATAGTCGACTGCATTTGTAACAACAATTTATTTAGATCTCGCCAAGGACCTTCGGCTACTTTGTTTCGCATATCATTTTCATATACGGGTTGAAAACCTGAGGCAGTCATTTTATAATATTTGGTACCATTGCAAGGAAGATAATGAATATCAAAGCAGTTCACTGGGCATACATCAAACAATATTTCGCATTGTTGTTTAACGTAATTCAAGTCAGAACCAGTAACAATGCCAATTTCAATACCGCTTTTTTGCAGATCATGTAATACATTGACAATTTCCCATTTCATACGTTTTCTTGGCTCTGTTAGTGTTCCATCCATATCAAACAATACTATTTTTTTCATTTGTTGCTCCAATTTACTAGTAAATTATCATACTTAGAATTGGTGGGTTTTATAAAAAATAGTCGGGGGAAGCTATGTTAAAAAGTAAAATAGTTACAATATTTGTAGGGTTCTTGTTCTGTATATTCATGGTTAGTTGCTGTCATGGTCACGTACCAAAGAGAATAAAGATAGGTGGTGAAATAGTAAAGTCTGTGCATGCAAAAGATGCAGTTGTTTTTATAGTAGTTAAAACTTCAAGAGAAGAAGATGTAGAAGCTTCGGTAACCGGTACTGGAGTAACTATAACCAGTAGTAAAAGAAAAGATTCGTCTGTTATCTTAACGGCTGGGCATATATGTTGGTTTGCAAAAGACCCATCAGTTGTAGATAGCAAGGTTATAGTCTTTAATAAAGCTGGTGATTTACACTATGCTGCCATAACAGCGATTAGCAAAAACTTTGATCTATGCACAATTGAGGTCAGCGCGCCGTTGCCGGCAGCAACTATTGCAACTAAAGCACCTGAGTCTGGCGAAAAGGTTTACTATTCTGGTTACCCAACAGGTTACTATTTGCCGAACGTTTTAAGTCACTTTGATGGATACATGGCTGGTGTTGATGCTGCTGGTGACCATCTATATAATGTTCCTGCTACAGGTGGTTCATCTGGTTCTCCCGTATATAATCAACGCGGTGAAATTACCGGTATTATATCAGCAGTAATGATAGAGTTTGAAGAGATGACTTTTGCCACAGGAAATGCAAACATCATTGACTTTTTAAGTGATGTAGGCTATCTGCAAAAGTGATTAAACCATTTTTGCTTATTTTAATTACTCCAATTATCGAGAGGAACTCAATTACTTCCCATTTAAGGGACGGCGAAATTCGCACATGTCTTATGTGCAAAGAGCCTGAGTAACTGAGCTCCTCAAGAAAAAGAGAACAAGCTAGTTTATGCATTTAGAATCATGTTAACTAGTTTTCGCAAATCTCTTTTAGGCAACTTACGTAGCATTTGGACATCTACAGGCAAAGGATGCCTACGGCCCCAAGTGTAACCAACGTCAATTAACTCCTTTATGGCTGCGGCAAAATCATCTTTTGCTGCATCCTTCATTTGTTCTGTTGGGCAATTTTTAATATACCGTTTCATCTTTACCATTGCGTCAAAAACCGACATTTTTCTTCCTCCTATTTAGCCGGGGTTTTCATTTGAATAAGGAAATCCCTGTTTGATTTTTTAAACTGAAGTTCGCCAGTAGGTACAATTACCCACCCACGCTTCAGTCTATTAGCACCACCAGGGTCTGGTGCATAACCGTCTGTAAGAACTAAGTAGCCGTCAAATCGACCTGCATTTTTGTTTGCATGGTTTTGAACACAGCGAAAATCTGTGCCGCCACAACGAGTACGTTCAAGACGTACCGGACGTCCTTTCTTGAGGACCCTTTCTGACTTTTCATCAACGCTTGTATCGAAGTTAAACAACGTGAACTCAACTCTTTTGGCAAGACCTGCGAGCTCGCCAGACAACAACTCCAAGTCACTATCTGATACTGAGCCCGACTGATCTAAATAAACAGCAATATTTGCTTTATAGTCTCTGTAGTTACCAGGGTGAATGCCTGCATACTTTCGGTTGATGCGCCGAATAGATGAAGCCCGATCAGCACGTCTAGACATTCCGCAGAATTGCTTAAGAACGGATTGCCATGGGATTTCTCTAGTAATCATTTCTCGAAGCTTGCCACGCATTTCGGCGCCGACAGAACCCCAAGAGTTTCGAGAGTCACATTCTTTAACGGCGTTTTCAAGGGCTTGCTTAATTTTACCATTGACAAGCTCGCGTTCTTCTTCCGAAAGTTGATCCCATTCGCTGTGTTCATCCGATGTGCCAGGAACAAGAGTGACAGGGTTTCCATCTTTGTCTACAAGGTTACCATCTTCGTCGATTTCAACATCACCGTCAGCCAATGCTTGAGCGAGTGACTTACCGCCCATCTTTTCGCCAGACTCGATTGCCTCCTTAACTTCTGGGTCTTTCATCAACTCAGCAAAATACCATTCAGAATGCTTGCTCTTTGGAAAACTGGCAATCTTAGCGCTGACCATATTATAACGCTGCGCAGCTTTTTCACCCATTTGTGCAACTTGTTCTGCAGTCAGAGGTGTAAATGCCTTGCCAGGAATAAGTCCGCCTTCTGGCAACTCACGTTCATTGATTAGTGAATTGATAGCAAGGTCAGTTGCGTAATTCCAGATGATGTGAGGTTCATGACGACGAGTGGTCGTGTGTTCAAAGACAAGATGATAACATTCATGCTTAAGTAGACCCTTAACTTCCATTGCTGGAAGGCCTGCGAGGAACTCAGGGTTCCACCAAAACTTTACATCACCAGTTGATGCAGATACACCAGCTGTTGGAATTTTCTTGGTCTTAATCTTTTCAATGCCTCGAAGAACGTGAGCAAAGAATGGCTCTTCCATCATCAGGTGAATAAGGTGTGGTGACAGCTCAAATGCATCAACTTCAGCCTGAGAAACTTTCTGTGATACGAGAGCATCGTTTGCGGTATTGTTTTTTGACATGTTACCTCCGTTGGTGATTACATATATAATGTATCTTATTGTATGGCATTCTTAAATAAACCTGGGGATAACCCCGACATTATTTGTCGAGGTTACGTGAAGCTTGAACAGCCTTGACAACTTCTTGACCAAGCAGCTGATGCATCTTTTGAATATTCTTAATATTCCCGGCTGCAGCAATCTTATTCCAAAGAACTACCATCATTTCGCCAGAGATAGCTCGAGCAAACTTATCGACATTTTTACACTGCTTCTCACTCCAGTCGTTTACTCCTGCGTTGTCAGCAAGTTTGTCAATAACGTTATTCAACATAGAGATAGCAGTCTTCTCGATGTCTTTCTTCTTAAGTTTACCATCAAGAATATCTTCAGCACTAATCTGCATTTCGTAATCCTTTACAAACGCACAGAAGGCAATCGCAGCTTCGGTACCGACAAGGCCAAGCGAAAGAGCATACATGCCTTCCGGACTAGGCTTACCAGCCACATCGCTAGGCAGCATATTCATGTGAGACAAACACTCATTGATACGATGCCAAGAGGCAGGGTTTGGACAAACAGTGCCAGGCTCAACAGTTGAAGGGTCAACTCGAAGATGAGCGGGGTTTTGACGAATAAAGTCAATAAGGACAGAGTCAATATCATTATTCTTAGCCCAATCAATCCAGTCGGCTGCAGTAGGAACAATGTCACAAACCCAGAAGCGTCGAAGCAAAGCAGGGTCCATTTCATTGACATCATATTCTGAACCATGGTTTACAGCAGCGACAACTCGTGTCTCTGGATGCAAGCGATAAGGAACACCATTCTTATCATTACCAAGTTCACGATCAAGAACGAGCTGGAAGAAAGACTGTTGAACGCCAGGAAGAGAACGGTTAAGTTCATCTAACATAAGAACGCAAGGTTCATTGCAGGCACGCATGAACCAAGAAGGCATGCAGAATGTCATAACTCCGCTTTCCTTCATTCCTTCGAGATCAGGGTAACCACCAACATCACCTTCAGACATGGTAGAACCACGAACATCGATGAAAGGAAGCTTGTGCTCATCAGCAATTTGACGAGCGAGATGAGATTTACCAACACCGGTTGGACCACGCATCAGAATTGCAATGTGGGCCGGAAGTTTCGGTGCTACTACTTTGAAGGTTGAGATATCCATAAATTCTCCTTAGAGGTTGTTGGTTGAAAAGTAAGTTTTTGTTTTTTCTTACATATATAATGTAACTTATGTGGTGATTGTTTTAAGTTTTCTTGGAAGTAAATTAAATCTTTTTCATATCCGCAGAACGAACAGTAATAATCCCAAGAGGTCCAGTAATTTCCAAATAAGATGCTGTCTCATCAGAGCGGTGATAAGATTGATCAATTGTTCCAATAACAATATAAAGATCTTCGTCTCTAGAATTATAACGGTAAGCTTTATTACGCTTAAAACCAACAAGTTCACCAGGTTGAAAGTTCCAGGCAATTGTTTCGCGTGGCTGGCTAACCGTATTGTCATTTGCTGCTACACGACGCGCGGCTTTTCTTTCTTTTTTTCTAGCCAACAAATTGCTTGCATCTTGACTGCCTTCTTCTGCAGCCCTTCGAACTTGCTGTTTTGCTTTTCGCAACAACGCTTTATTAATTCTTGACATGATGACTCCTTGGTTTGGTTTTTCTTACATATATAATGTAACTTATTTGGCCATCTATCTTAATTTTTTTTGGAATTTAAATCCAATCAAAATCCGGAGGATCGCCATCTGGAATGTCGTTTCGTTTTGTAGTGTCAATATCCGATATATTAATCTTGTCAGACTTTTTCCAAGGAACGTCTTTCTTCTTTGGTTTTTTAGGAGGAGCCGGCGGGGTCCATGTGCCATAAGAACTTGAGCAGGGTATACCTGTTATAAAGGCCTTAAACTGATCGTTTAATTCCATACATGCAAGATCCATTGGAAGTGACGGATCGCCCATCCAATCAAGACATCTTACCCATCCACTAGGTTTCCACACATCCAAAGTGCAGCTAATTGCCGGGCCATACTGATCTAACATTTGACCGATGATTTCTGCTTCTTCTTCCGTGATTCCAGAAAGTTCTGTCGGTGCGTCTGTTTTATGGTACCTAATACGGTACTTTTCTTTACGCGCGCCGTTATCTGTTACAAGTTTATAGACCCAAACCTCATCATAAATAATGTTTTCGGGTGTTAACGTGCTAATGTTTGTAAATAGTCTTGATCTTTTAAATTGCGGCATAACGTCCTCCAAGTATATTGTAGAGGAATGATTGTATATTTACAAAAAATCTTTAAGTATTTTTTGAACACACTCTCGAACCAAAGTGTTGCCTATTTTTGTTTTTATTTTAGAGACCATGCTTCTTGCATAATGATCTGCCTGCATTTCTTCATCAAATACACGAGTTGGCAGAGACATTGCTGGATGACTATCAACCTTGATTGTAACCTGCCATTTACCAGCTGGTGTAGCAATGGTTGAAACATTAACGTTGTCGTCAAAGTCATACGGTATTGATACCGGGTCTAATGTGTGATAATTTCTGCCAATTTCTTCTTTTATCTTTTTCATTGTTTTAACCTTACTCCAACCCATAACCCAAGCATAGTTTGCTGAAGCAGGCCGTTTGTTAGGCTGTGTGGTATTTCCCACTTTAGGGGAAGTTCTTCTTTTGGCTTATGTATTGTAGTTGCCTGACCACCACCGCCGAGCAACCCTGGTTGTTGTTGTTCCTGCCGAATAGTAATTTCCTGTTGCCTGATCCACCTGACTATCTTATCATTTTCCCTTCTTGATGAATGGACGATTTGACCTCGAGAATCATAGAGCGTCGACTTTACGACAAGTTGGTTGTCATCTACGTGTACAACAGTTTCAATAAAATAATGGTCGTTCTTAATCGAACACATCAGTGGATTCCTTCTGTAATTACAGTTATCCCATACTATGCCGATTGTTCGGTCATTATAGACCAACAAATCTCGTTCGCCAAGTTCTACAGGTTGCCAACTGTTTATTCCTGCAGGCACCTTTGCCGACCGCCAATATTGTCCGCTATACGTATAAGCAGCTTCTCTATCAATAACAGTTTCGATATTCGTTTCATCGCTTGTCTGATCTACTATTTTTATATCGGCTACATATACCTGAATGTCTCTATACGCTTCCACGACAATAGTATCGACGTCGTCAAGGTTTTCAGGTTCATTTGCAAATAGAATACCTGATAGAAATAATAAAAACCACATAGTGCACCTCACAAAGATAATTATACAGAAAATAAAAAAAAGGAGCAAACAAAGTTTGCTCCTCCAACTCAAGTAAGTTACAAAGAGTAAACTTACCGAATCTCAATCTGCACAGGCTCAGTCTCAGGACGTTTTGGTACTACAACAGTTAGTAGTCCATTTTCAAACGATGCGTTTGATGCCGAAAGATCCAGGTTGTCGTCGTAATTTACATACGTCTTCGAAAAGCTGCGACGTGCGATTCGTCTATTTTGTGAGCAGTCCGAGTTATCAGAAGTCGTAGTATTTGCGCTGACTGTTATACTTCTTTTTTCTGGCTGTACATCAATCACTAACTCTTCTTTTGAAAAGCCAGCGAGAGCAAATTCCATAATAGTTGATCCGTCTTCACCATAGTATATGTCGGCTACTGGATAACCAGCGACAGTTTTCGTCAAATGCGTGTTAAATGCATCAGGCGCAAAAAAGTCGTTGAAGAAGTTGTCAAAGATAGTACCACCAAGAAGCCCTGGCCGTGCGATGTTATGATTGTATCGTGCAAGATTACCCATGTTGTTTCTCCTTTTAGCGAGTTGTTACACTAGTCTTGAGATCCCTTAGTGGCAATCTCTCGACATGTATGATTATAGAAACAGCTTAAAGGTTGTATAAAATATTTTTCACATATTTTCTAATTAGCGCTTCAACCATGTGCTGTGAACCATCAGCAAGAATGCATACAGCAGAATACTCTACATTCATGCCAAGCTCTTCGTTGTATGTTTCCACTACATCCTTTAGCATCTTTATGTTTTTCTTGCAGTCCTCGTAGACCTTAACGGATGTATATTGTTTAGTTAGTAGTTTTCTTGTCAACCACGTTGCCTTACCTTCTGATCCTGCTGTAGCAACAACTTCTGGAACTGAAACGCCCATTGATTGCAAAAACACTTCAACTGGTTTTGCCTCGGCTCTTGCTGTCACAATAAATACATTTCCGACACCGTAGTCTGTTATTGCTTTTTCCATTTCTGTAACAGTGTCAGAGATTAACGTTCCAGACGCTGTGTTAAACTCACTAAAGTCAAGAGTCTCGCCAGGCTTTTGACGATACTTTGCAAATTCACGACTATCAAGTCTCTGCGCTATAGAACCATCTTTTGCAACGATTCTAACGTGGCTGTTTGTCATTGCAAGGGTATCATCAAAATCAAATATATAAATTGTGCTCATAATATACTAATTATAAAAGGCCCAACTTTCGTTGGGCCTTCGTGCAAAATTATTTGCTTTTAAAAAATTTAGTCGTTAGCTGGTGCAAAACACTTATTGAGAAAGTTTTGAAATGCTTTTGCTTCCTTGACTGTCATCACAACACTTTGCCCTGGTTGTACGGTTCCAACTGATGTTGAATATCCCTTGGTGTTACTTGTATCGTAGTCCTTGATAGAAATACTTACAGTGTTTGCACCGGCTTGGTGTGATGAATCGTTTGTTGTCGCGCGGAAGTTAAAGCGCTTTGTGTTTTTACTTCTGTTCATGTGTTCTCCTTAATTTACACAGCTGGATTAACCCAGTGTTTTTATTATAGAGGTACTACAGTAAGTTTACAAATATTTTTTAATCTAATTCTGTTTCACATATTTTTTGACATAGCTCGAGCATTGCGAGCTAAAACCTGCAGACGAAACGCGATGTCTTCCACTTGGCTTGCAAGTCCATCGGGGCCATCATCATCCAAGACGCTATCAAATTGTGCAACCTGTTCTTCAAAATAAGTTAAAGCTCTGTCCGCGTATGTTGCTAAGGAAAGGAGTTCATCTCGAGAGGAGGAAATGTTTACTGTCGAGTTCATTCTTCCTTCTATTAACTTTGCCTTCTCTTCTTGAATAATTTTCCTAAGTTGTTTCTTTGTAATTTTCATCTTATATCCTCTTAAGTGGTGGAGCCGGCGGGAGTCGAACCCGCGTCCGCAACAGTCTTAGTTTGTGTCGTTCACATGCGTAGTTAATTATATCGTCAAT